AAAGAGTTGAACGTTCAATATTGGATCGCACTCGAAAAAACATCTACCTTCGGAGGTTAATTATAAGATGGCAAATAAAGAACAAGTAGATCAACTTATGGATCTAGGTAATAAAGTCGCACGCAGTACTATTGCAGTCGTTGATGCAATTACACAGCGTGGAGGTTTTAAAGGTGAAGAGTTGTCTACTATTGGCACTCTTCGCGATCAAGCAGTTCAAATGGTACAAGCTGTAGAAACAATGCAAGCTGATGCAGAATTTGAAGATGATGAAGAAGAGGAAGCAGCATAAACATTTACATTTGGCTTAATTTGTGGTATAATTATTTTTTGTTATGGAGCTTTTGTAAATGTCTAATGACTTCCTTTGGGTCGAGAAATATCGTCCCTCTAAAATAGAAGACTGTATTCTTCCTACTAATTTAAAGAATACATTTCTCAAGATTGTAGAATCTGGTGAATTGCCTAATATGCTTTTCACTGGTTCTGCAGGTCTTGGTAAAACAACTGTTGCTCGTGCACTATGTAATGAACTTGATCTCGATCATATCCTCATTAATGGTTCAGAAGAAGGTAATATTGATACTCTTCGTACGAAGATCAAGCAATTCGCGAGCACTGTTTCATTGCAGGGTGGCTACAAAGTAGTCATCCTCGATGAGGCAGATTACCTTAATCCTCAATCGGCACAACCAGCTCTTCGTGGATTTATCGAAGAATTTTCTAATAACTGTCGATTTATTCTTACATGCAACTTTAAGAATAGAATCATTGAACCTCTTCATTCTCGTTGTGGTGTATATGAATTCAACACATCTAAAAAAGATATGGTTCAATTGTGTGGTCAATTCATGGATCGCGCTGCTAATATTCTGTATAAAGAAGAAGTATCATTTGATAGTAAAGTTCTTGCCGAACTAATTATGAAATATACTCCAGATTGGCGTAGAGTTCTTAATGAATTGCAAAGATGTGGAATTGCCAACGGTCGTATTGACTCAGAAGTTCTAGCAAATGTTTCTGATGCAAACTACGATGCACTTTTTCTTCACTTGAAAAATAAAGATTTCAAGAAGATGAGATCGTGGGTAGTAAATAATATAGATACAGATGCTGCAGCAATATTTAGAGCAATTTATGATAGAATGTCTGATAAGGTATCATCTCAATCGATACCACAACTAGTGTTAATTCTTGCAGATTATCAATACAAGAATGCATTTGTTGCAGATCACGAACTAAATATAGTTGCATGTTTAACAGAGGTAATGGCTAATGTACAATTCGATTAAACTAAATCTTTATACTCAAGATGATTGTCCTTATTGTTTTGTTATGAAACAAAAATTGACAGAATGGGGATATGATTTTAATGAGATCAATATTAGCTATGATCTTGATAAGAAAAAATTCTTAAAAGAAGAAGGCCATAGAACTGTACCTCAGGTATATTGGAATAAAATACACCTAAATAAAGTAAACACCGAAGACTTTACTAAAGAAGTTTTAGAAGCCGAAATCGATTATGAGAAGTATCAAGGTGGAGTAGAGAACTTTGCTTAAATGGTTACTTGACGGTGACGATAATTTGCAATATGATCCAGTAACTCGTAAAAGAGATCTTACTACACTATTATTTACATTCATATTTAGCTTTGCGCTTTCTTTTGTGTGTGATTTTACAGGTGTGTTACTCGGCGGTTTAATCGTGTATATAGGTTTTAATTGGCTACAGCGCCATGAAAGTAATATAAAATGAATCCATTTGAATATCTAAAAGCAATTAATGATACCAAAAAAGATATTATGGTTGATGATATTGCAGAAAAAGGATATAATGCATATATGGTTAATCGAGGCTTATCATACTTTAATGATACGGTTGTCATTGCCAATGAGATGAATAAGTATCATCATATCGATAATCGTTTACAATTTGATTTTTATATAAATATAGTACGTAAACGGAAAAGGTTTTCTAAATGGTTAAAACCTGAAACCGTCAGTGACGTGGAAGTAGTTAAGGAATATTATGGCTATAGTAATGATAAATCCCGCCAGGCCTTATCCCTTCTCACATCAGATCAAATTAATGAATTGAGAAAAAAGGTTTATAAAGGTGGAAGAAAATAAATTAGTTGAGTGGACACCTGCCTCAATGCTTGAGGTAACTCTAAACGAACCAGATGATTTTCTGAAGGTTAGAGAAACACTCACACGTATTGGTGTCGCATCCCGTAAAGATCAAAAACTGTATCAGTCTTGTCATATTTTACATAAACAAGGCAGATATTTTATTGTTCATTTTAAAGAGTTATTTCTATTAGATGGTAAAAAATCTAATTTAGAAGAAAACGATATTGCACGTCGTAATACTATTGCTACATTGATGAGTGATTGGGGTTTAATTACAATTGATTCAGGTACAAAAACAGAACCAATTGCACCTATGAGACAAATTAAAATTATCCCTTATAGAGAGAAAAACTCGTGGGAGTTATGTCCAAAATATAATATTGGAAATAAGTAATGAATAATTTAATATATCATGTCGATTTTGATTTTGATATAGAAGCTCTAAAAAAAGAATGTGAAGATTTACATAAGAAAAACCTACACAACAACACTTGGGAATATAGCGAGTATGGTCAAAATCATTTAGATGTAGAATCTTTTTCAATAGTACAAGAAAACTGGGGACATATGCCAGTAGGTAGAAGAGAAAGAAAAAGATTTCTGCAGCATTTTGATTTATGGGAAGATGATTACGAAATTACTAATAGCAAATACCTAAAATTACATGCTAATACTATGTTATTGCCACATGTGGATGGCCATCCCTGTTCATTAAATATTATATTGAGCGAAGATCCTGGTCCTATAAATTTTTATGGTAAAGATTATCAGTATAAGTCAGCTTTAGTAAATATATCAGAAAAACATGGTGTTAATAATATGGGTCAATCAGATAGATTGATGTGGAAAATATCTTTTTATAAAAATACGTTCGAGGAAATAAAAAATACTATATATAATTATGTACGCCGATAATCGGGTACAATCAACTGTCCATAAACGGAGGTTAACATGACAGGAACTTATGCACTGCCTAGACAGGCATTCATTGGGTTTGATCGGATTTTTGATCAGCTCGAAAATATCCACAGCCAAGCTAAGGATACGTATCCACCACATAACGTGGTACGTGAAGACGAGTTTCAATATATCGTCGAATTAGCAGTTGCTGGATTTACCGAAAAAGATGTTACAATTGAAGTGAAAGATCATATCTTGACTGTAACTGCTCAACGTGAGCAGCGTAGAGAACAAGAGAAGTATCTTCATAAAGGTATCTCTGCTCGGAAGTTCAAAAAGTCGTTTCGTCTCTCAGAATACACTGAGGTACGTGGAGCTGAAATGAAGGATGGCATACTTGCGATTGGCCTCGAAGTAGTCCTTCCTGAAGAGAAGCGTCCCCAAATGATAACAATTAATAGTCATAAGGGGAAAACTAATGACAGCAATAGTACTAAAAAACTTTTCAGTAGCGCGTGAAGTATTTGTAAATAAAATCTTCATGTTCATTGTAGGTCTTTTTACTTCAATCGGTAAGTCGATTCAAGTTTCAAGACAGATCGAAGCTAATCGGCAAATTGCCAAACATTTATTGCAGGAATATCCTGAGCATACATATGAATCTTTGGTAGCAGAACTTAATCATAAAACAATTCAGAAGGAAATGTAATGATTAAATTGTTCAAAACGCTGATGAAAAAAATGTCGCAAGATCCAGTAGAAAGGTATCTCGCCGAATCAGAAGATCTAATAGACTTAGAAAACCGTATGAAAGCTTTACGGCATAAGGGTATTTGGATCTAATGTGGCCATATACTGAAGAAGAAAATAAAAAGCTAAGCTAAAAAATAGGGAGAATAGTATGCAAAGTGCACCACGTTACTGTAAAAACTGCGGTCATAGGTGTCATTGCTATTCTCCCGATTGTGAAGAATGTGTAAACGATGTGTGCACTACGTGTGACTGTAATAAGCCGAATATAAGAGATATTCCAGATTCATTTATAGGAGAAAATTAATGAGCGATTTTCATCCAGATCCAGACAAACGTCCATGGGTTTATGACTGCTCCGGAAATAAAGTAGCTCGCCTACCCACAGGCGAGCCTGATTACACAAAAATATATAAAGAAAATTATGAAAAAAGCAAACGTGGTACCGCATCTATCGATAGCCAGTTGCCATATTACGTAGACTTGCCATAGGAGAGAATAATGAATATTGACGAACTAAGAGAACAACTAAAAATCGATGAGGGAGTTAAATATGAAATCTATCTCGATCATCTCGACCTTCCTACTTTTGGCATTGGTCATTTGGTTAGGGACGACGATCCAGAATGGGGTGAACCCGTCGGAACGGAAATCTCAGAAGAACGAGTCAACGAGTGTTTCGACCGAGACGTCGAAATCGTATTGTCTGACTGTGAAACCCTCTATCCAGATTATTACGACTTGCCAGAAGAAGTCCAACAAATTATAGCCAATATGATGTTCAATATGGGTAGACCTCGTCTTTCAAAATTTAAAGGAATGAAACGTGGTGTAGATGCTCAAGATTGGAATGCAGCTGCAGATGAAATGGTTGATAGCGCATGGTATCGTCAGGTTACAAACCGTGCAGATAGGCTTGTAGAAAGAATGCGTGCTGTTGCTAATTAAACTATGTACATCCTTATGATTCTGTGGTATAATACTACTATTATTTGGAGGTTGTATGTCAGCATTTTATACATCAGTAGTTCGGTATGGCAATTCAATGTTGTATCGAGGCTATGACGGTCTTGGTAAAAGAGTTTATAAGAAAGATGTTTTCAAGCCTCGGTTTTTTGTGCCGTCAAAAACCGAGTCTCAATGGCGTGGATTAGATGGCGCTGTAATTGGCCCAGTAGAATTTGATTCTATGCGTGAGTCAAAGCAGTGGCTTGAACAATATCGTGATGTTCAAGGTTTAAAAATCTATGGTCACGCAAACTATATTCATCAATATATTACACAGCGATACCCAGGTGATATTCAGTGGGATCGCGACAAAATTAATGTAAGTACTATCGATATCGAAACTGCATATGAAGATGGGTTTCCTGAACCTGACATTGCAGACCAAGAAGTACTAGCTATTACAATCAAAAACAATATTGACGGTGTGTACCGAGTATGGGCTATGGGTGATTATGACACCGAAAAAGCTCTTATTAAACCTGTGCGCTATACCCGATGTGATAACGAGATAGATCTTCTTCTTAAATTTCTAGATTATTGGTCTATGCCTTCTGCATATCCTGATGTTATCACTGGTTGGAATGTTAAATTTTTCGATATTCCATACCTAGTAAATCGAATTAATCGAGTGCTTGGACTAGAATCTGTAAAGAAGTTTTCTCCGTGGGGTATGGTTGATCATCGTAAAGTTAATAAGCGTGGTCAAGAAGCAACAACATATAATCTTGCTGGCATTCAAACACTTGATTATCTCGATCTATTTCAAAAATTTGGCTACACGTATGGTGCACAAGAATCGTATAAGCTTGATCATATTGCAAAGGTAGTACTTGGAGAAAAGAAACTTTCTTACGAAGAATCTGGCTCTCTTAAAAATCTTTACAAAGATGATTTCCAAAAATATATTGATTACAACATGAAAGATGTTGAACTCGTCGATCGTCTCGAAGATAAGATGGGTTTGATTACTCTTGCTATGACTGTGGCTTATAAAGGTGGTGTAAATTACACTGACACATTTGGTACCACTGCAATATGGGAATCAATCATATATCGTAAACTCAATTGGCAACGTACTGCTCCGCTTGTGCATGCAGACGAAATGCTTAAAGAAAGATTTGAAGGTGGTTATGTTAAATCGCCTCAAGTCGGTATGCACGATTGGGTAGTATCATTTGATTTGAATTCTCTGTATCCAAATATTATTGTGCAGTGGAATATGTCGCCTGAAACCCTAAATAAAGATGCATCATATAATAAACCAAATGGTGTTGACTATTATATGAATGCAAATCAAAAACATGATGACACTTTTACTGTAGCTGCAAACGGTTCGACATATAGTAAAAAGAATGATGGTATTATTCCTAATATTATTGTTGATTACTATGACGAACGTAAGTCTATTAAAAAGATGATGCTTGCTGCAGAAAATCAATATCAAAAAGATAAATCAATCGAACTCGAAAAAGAAATTAGCCGTCTTACTAATTCACAAATGGCTATTAAAATTCTTATGAATTCTCTATATGGTGCTATTGGTAATCAGTACTTCAAATATTTCGATCTACGTATTGCCGAAGGTATTACGCTTACTGGTCAGTTAGCTATTCAATGGGCTGAACGTGCAGTAAACGAAGAGATGAATAAAATTCTTAAATCAAAATCAGATTATGTGATTGCAATGGATACAGATTCATTGTATATTAATTTTGGTCCACTCATAAAAAAACTAAATCCTGCAGATCCTGTTGCATTTCTCGATAAAATCTGTAAAGAACACTTTGAGCCGTGTATCTCTAAAGCATATGATAAATTATATGCTAACATGAATTGTCATAAACCTCGTATGGAAATGGGTAGAGAAGCCATTGCAGATCGCGGCATATGGACAGCAAAGAAACGTTATATTCTTAATGTGCATAATAACGAAGGTGTTCAATACGAAAAGCCTAAACTTAAAATCATGGGCATCGAGGCTATTAAATCTTCTACTCCCGAAGTATGTCGCGATAAATTCAAAGAAATATTTAATGTGATTATTTCTGGTACTGAATCAGATACGCAGGCATATATCCAAAGATTTAAATCGGAGTTCAAACAATTACCTCCCGAACAGGTGGCATTTCCTCGAGGTGTAACTAATATTACGGATTGGCGTAATAGACAAACCGTCTATAAGAAAGGTTCACCTATTCATGTGCGTGGATCACTCATATATAATAAAGCACTTAAAGAATCTGGCATGATGAATAAGTACGAAGCTATTCAAAATGGTTCTCGTATTAAATTTGTGTACATGAAAAGACCTAATACTATCAAAGAAAATGTAATTGCATTTCCAGACGTGTTACCAAAAGAATTTGGTTTGCATAAACACATTGACTATGACAAGCAATTTGAAAAAACATTTATCGAACCACTAAAACTTATTCTTGATTCAATTGGTTGGACAGTTGAACCACAAAATACACTTGAAGATTTTTTCGTTTAATGGTTTACAATCGCTACAATATGTGGTATAATAATAGAAATAATGGAGTAAAGTATAATGAATCAATGGCATCACGATATCAATGAAATGCACGCTAAATATGGTGTACATGATTGGATTAAAGAAGAACTTAACCGCGAAGACAAAGATTGGTCACGGCTAAATAAGTTTTTACAATTTAGAATTAATTTTCTAAAAGAAGAATTGACCGAAACAGAAGATGCATTCAATAATAAAGATGCAGCAGAAGTTGTTGATGGTCTTATTGATTTGTGTGTTATTGCAATCGGTACACTCGATGCATTTAATGTTGACGCACAAAAAGCATGGGAAGAAGTGCACACTGCTAATATGATGAAAGAACGTGGTATTAAAGAATCTCGGCCAAATCCTCTCGGATTGCCAGATTTAATTAAGCCACAAGATTGGGTTGGACCAAATCATGATGAAAACACCGGGAATATCAGCGACGCTCTTTAATAGCGTCTTCGATAACAAAACAAACAAACGTGTTGATGTAGCTAACTTCAACGCGTTTGAACGTGTTCTATATACTCTATCAGAGAAATCTAAATCTTCTAAAAAAGAAGCTGATCTTATTTCGCCCGCTATATATAATACTGGTACTACTCGTGCAAATAAAAATGTTGTTGAGTGGGGTGCATGGTGTGCAGTTGATGTTGATGATCTGCAATTTGAAGGTGATTTAGAAGATGCAATTAGTAAGTATACTCGCAACTGGCGTCTCGTGTGTTATTCTACTGCTAGCAGTACTATCTCTTTTCCAAAGTTCCGTCTTGTATTTCCACTTGAAAGAGCGCTATCGAATGGCGAAATTTCTAGTTTCAATTACGCGTTACAAAAGGCCATCGGAGGAATTGGAGATGAACAGACAAAAGACCTTGCTAGAATGTATTACATTCCTGCTAAGTATGATGGTGCTAACAATTTTATCTTCTCTTTCGATGGTGATTTTATTAATCCAAACGCATTAATGAAGGAATTTCCGTATGAACAAAAAACTAGTTCCTCTAACTTCTTTGATAGACTCCCAGAAGAATTGCAACAACAAATCATCGAACATAGAAAAGGAAAGCTCGATAACACTAATGTGGTGTGGTCGTCCTATCGCGATTGTCCCTTCTTCCCTCGCAACATGGAAGCGGAATACAGAACAATAACAAATACTGGTTGGTATCATAAAATGTATCAAATTATGGTAGCAATCGCTAGTAAAGCTATAAGAAATAATTATCCGATTACAGCGAATGAAATTACTAAGCTATGTCAAGAGCTTGATTCAGAAACTGGAAATTGGTATAAAAATCGGCCTATAGATAAAGAAGCAGACCGAGCGTTAGAATATGTGTACAAAAATATGTAAATGTGGTATAATAGGTGTATTATGAAAGAATCAGTTAAAGTCCTACAAGAGTGTGCCGAACTTCAAGTGAAGAAAGGCAATGACTATCAAAACCCGCATTCGCGGATCAAGCAAGTTGATTATTACCCACAAGGTGTTGCAACGTTGCTTGACATTGTACATGCTAAGATGCTTCGTATGCGATCAGTTATCGAAGCTATGCAATCAGATCCAAACTATAATCCTAATTTCGAATCACTCGAAGATTCAGCAAAAGATATGATTAACTATTGTTCATTTATCGTTGAGTATTCTCGTGGTAAGATGCAAGGTCAAGATCCTAATAATGATTTTTTAAATCGACCTAAAACTAAAGTACAATATACTGAACCTACAAAAGATGAAGTATATCCAGCAAGAGAAGATGTACCTGCTGAATTATGGGGTAAAAATATTAAGGAAGCTCTAGCAAATGATGAATGTTAAAGACGTTAGAAATCATTTCATTGATGAATTAAAAAATGAAAGATTTACTATTGATAAAACAGGCCAAAAAACTATTGAAATGATTGGTGCTTCATTCATTGCAGATGATGAATCTATCTTCGGTCAACCAAATAAGGAATATATTAATGCAGAAATCGATTGGTATTTGTCTGGATCCACAAACATCAACGATATTTATGGAGACGATCGAGACCCTCCAAAAGCATGGCAGATGTCTGCAAATAAGTATGGAGAAATCAACTCAAACTATGGATACCTCGTATTTGACGATAAGTGGTATCGCCAATATGATAATGTCGTTAACGAATTAGCTGCAAATAAAGATTCGCGTAGAGCTTGTATGGTCTATAATCGTCCATCAATTTGGGCTGAATTCGATGCAAATGGCAAGAATGATTTTATTTGTACAAATGCAGTTACATATTATGTTCGAAATGATATGCTGCATTCTGTTGTGCAGATGAGATCTAATGATGTAGTGTATGGCTATAAAAATGATTATGCATGGCAAAGCTATATGTTGCACTGTGTTGCAAATGACTTAGAAGTTGATCAAGGCACTATTACTTGGCAAGTTCAAAACCTACACGTTTATGAAAGGCATTTTGATCTTGTTAAATAAATGGGATACTCGATACCTTGAGCTTGCAGAGCGCGTAGCGTCGTGGTCGAAAGATCCATCGCGTCAGATTGGTGCTGTTGCAGTAGGATCTAAAGGACAAGTTCTTGCTCAAGGTTTTAATGGTTTTCCCCGAGGAATTGTTGATACCGCAGATCGTTATAACAATCGCGAGATCAAATACAAATATGTTGTTCATGCAGAAATGAACGTCATATATAATGCTACATATAACGGAGTTTCTTTAGACGGTTCTACGTTATATGTTTCTGGTTTGCCAGTTTGCTCTGACTGTGCAAAAGGTATAATTCAAGTCGGCATTTCAAGAGTTGTAATGAAAGAAGAAAATATCCCACAACATTGGGCAAAATCGTGGGCAATGACAGCTGGAATGTTTGACGAAGCAAATATTAATTGGGAGTTTATAAATGTCACAAGTTCAAGAACGTCATGAAGATTACATGAAGCGGCGTCTACGTGAAGAAAATATTGGTGTTAATACAGAATACACTAATATGAGACTTACAAAAGAAATTGAAGAACTTAAAGATAGAATTAAAACACTTGAAACTGATATGGCATACACAGCATATGCTACCAGCCCAGAAGAACAACGGATATATGATTTAAAAAAATGAGTTTAGAAACTACTGAATATTATGATGAATTTATTCGTTATTTTGATATGGCACAAGAACAACAAGTAAAGTGCAATGTTTCAGAAGAAGCTCCATATGGGATGATTCCCCATATGGAGTCTGGAATGAACGATGACTTAATGCATTGGATTGAATTATACGATGTTGTTGAGCGTAAATATGCTGGCTTCTCTCAAATTATGAATGATTGCTGGTCTGGTTGGACTGAAGATCATCCTTATTGGAAAAAGATGGAAGCTGGTTTACATTGTGATCAACGTAAAGTAGTAGCAGAAAATTGGACTGGTAAACATAAAGATTTTGATTTGCCAGAATGGCTATATCTTTTTATCTTACATCGTGTATGTGGTTCTGCTATTAATTATGCAACTAAACCATCTGGTTATCATAATACATTATTATTTACACTTCATAAAGCTAAAACTATTGAAGACATGGTTTGGCATATGAAGAGGCATAAGACACCATTTTATACTTCTGTTGGATACCAGTTTCCTAAATTTCCTAAACCACCACAAGGTTCAGATTATAAAAGAAGCGGTGATTACTACCTAGCAGAATTTGCTCCTCGTCTTGCAAGAGAGATGGCAGAGTGGCTACAAACTTCAAATGAAAGAAAAGATCTTCGAGAAATTGGAGAATATATGGGTAAATGGAATGAAAGAAACGGGCTTAATCGTTACACTTTTCAATATGCTGCCGTGGTTGCTGATATTGCAGATTGGTATCCTCAGTTTGTTAATAAAGAATCGCATTTTTATTATGGTACTAACGCTGTTGAGTGCATTTCTTATCTTGCTAAACCAACCATAAAAATGAAAAAAGAAGTATTTCTCGACAAAGTTATGGATAAAATTTATGAAGACACAAAATCATTTCCATATAATGCAGAAGATGTATGCTGTGACTTCATTCGTTGGGTAGAAAACTATATGAGACCAGGTGCACATTATTCACACGTAGATATGGATACAGTATTTTCATCGAGCAAAATCAAAGATCATCCATTTGGTCGACAGAAGGCTATGCTCGAACTTGGTTTAGTTGATACATTTAATAATCGTAAACACCATCCATCAGATGATACAGTCTTAAAAGAAGTTAGTATGTCAATAGAGGAATACAAAGCTAAATGCGCCACGCTACATTAGAAGCATTTATCGAACAAGATAATAATTCTATTACATATAAAAATACAGTAGAACCTATATTAAAAAAAGGTAAAGTCACTAATCATCTATTAGAAAAGTGGCCGCTCGAAGAAAGAATACAAAAGTTCTTCGAGTTTTGTCGTGCGTATGATGTAAGAGAAGAACCTTTACTTAAATCTAATCCGCAACAATTTTCTCATCGATTGCATTGGGATGAGATGCCATATGTAGAAGAAATGAAGAATGAAAAAGATGTAGAAAAACTTTTACATCATACTATTGTTTGGTCATTTAGTAACGAACATTGGTTGACATTTAGAGCATTAAGAGATCACGGTATTGAGGCCATGAAAAATAGATTTGTTACTGAGAGGCATGCAAGATCAGACTTATTTCAAATATATTATCCTAAAGGCACTAAAGTAAAAGAATGGCTATGTGAAACACCACAACGAATTGCCAAAGATTGTTATCCGCTTTTGCAGTCAAATCGCCCATTAAAAATGATGGAACTAGCATCTAAACTTGAAAAACACACGAAAGAAAAATATGGATTTAGAAATGTTATGTACCCTTATAAGAACCTGTCTCGTCACATCGCCATGGCAAGACCAGATCTTGTCGATCCAGAATCGTGGGTTACACCAGGAACATTATCGTTCTATGGACTATGGCAAATATTTGGTGGAAAAAACCTCTTTGGTAAAACAAAATTCAACTTAGATGAAAATGGTAACTATGAGCCAGTAAATGATCAAGCAAAATGGCTTGTAGAACAATTCAATACTTTAGCTGCGCATAAAGATAATCCTATGCAACGGCAATATAATATCAACATCGAAGATAAAGCTTGTATGTGGTGTAAACATTTATTTATTAGACATGGTGTTAAATCTACTACAAAGAAAATTCCATATGAATGGATTTATCCGCGTAATTTTTCTCTAAAAAAGAGTTTACATTCCTAATAAAATTTGGTATAATAGACCTATGTCACACGATAAACATGTAATTGATAATGTAAATAAAGACGTAGAAGTCTTAAGTCTTGATGGAATCCAAACTCGTCAAGAAGCAAAAGAATATTATCTAAAATTAGCTGATGGTTGGGAAGATCCTAATCCACAGCCAGTTATAAAGGAATATGATGGTGTACGAGTTGTTCGCGACGACCTCATTACAGGTAGTAAAGTACGAGGAGGAGATTTACTTATTTCTCGTATTAATCAATCTCGTCTCGTTTATGTTCAGCCTCGCACTGGCTTGGCAGGAGTCTCGCTCTTGGATGTGGCAAAGAGACACAATAAAAGCGTTAGGCTATTCATGCCCTCATCGAAAAGAATTAGTCATCATCAAGCTTGTTGTATCGAGCGCGGTGCTGAGTATGATTTCTATCGTGTGGCTGCTATGCCTAACCTCAATAGGATAGCAAATAAATGGGCACAAGACAACGACGATGCGTTTTTTATCCCGTTAGGTTTAAAGCACGAACTCGTTACGGCAGGTATCGTAAAGGTAGCATCAGCAATTCCAGCACCAGAAGAAGTGTGGACCGTAGTATCTACAGGCGTACTACATCGCGCCTTGCAGATCGCTTGGCCAAAAGCTGAGTTTCATGCTGTTGCAGTTGCTCGTAATATGAAAGAAGGCGAAGTTGGTCATAGTAATATTATCTCTGCACCTGAGCCTTTTACTAAAGAAATTAAAGAAGGACTGCCACCCTTCCCAAGTATAAACACATATGATGGAAAAGCATGGCGATATATCCCTAAAAATTCTGGTAGGGACATCTTATTTTGGAATGTTGGTGCTGAACCAGTACTAAACGATGATACTATATACGACAGAGTTGATTCATATAGAAAGTGGACTAAAGATGAAAAAAATACTACTCACGGGTCTGGGACCAATCTCGAACAAAATACATTCGCATAAGGCAGCGCAAGCTATTATCTATGCTGATCAGCTCAAACAAGCTGGTATGGATGTGACAATCAATTTAGTCAGCAATAAAATTACTGATTATAGTCCATTCGAAGAAATTTATTTTTATCATGGATCAGATTGGAGTGGAAATCTAAATTTGTTTGGTGGTATTGAAGCATATGCTAATACTGATTTTGTTTCTGCCTTGTCACATTTCAATGGCAAAATTAAATCAATTATAGTTGACTTCCCCGATTATGCTTCTATGTTTCTCGATCGCTTAGCTAAAAAAGATATGACATGGAATACTGTACATTGGGAAAATCTACGTAAGTTACAAATAGAAGCTGAAACTGTTGATCCTAATATGATTAAGAGATATCGTAAGATTGCCTTTGGAGATAGTCATGCTATCTGCATGTACCGGCCCGGGTGGGAGAATGTATCAGTACCTTTCTCAACTTTACATGGTTCTATCAATAAAGGGTTTGAGACATTTGTACCAGAAAATGGCGAACCAATGAGAGAAGATAGATATGATGAAATCGAAACATATTTCGGTAATATTGATATTCGTCATCATCTTTGCAGATTTGATAATCCTATTGAAGAAGCGCATAAACTAGCTGATAGATATGGTAAAGAAATAGAACGTGTTCGCAAACTTTTTAAATCAAACGTCACTGCATGGGAACCTCTACCAATTGAAGATGAAGCTCGTAAAATTCCAAAAACTGGATGGTATAAAGGTACACCATTTTACGGCAGCTGGCAACAACGAAATGATGTGCGTAATGCTTTTACCGAAAGACTAAAATCTCATACACAAGTTTATGACTGGGTAGAATCACTATATAATCCTATAGGTCAACTAGGTTATGAGGCTATGGAAAAGCCACAATCAGTGCATTTATCTCGAGCATCATATCCTCATTGGCAAGGAAAAAATTGGACTGCAGATACAGAATATCCAATTGAAGCTGCAGCTTCGCTTGAAGCATTCTTTGCATAAAACAGTGTACAAATAAGGAAAAATGTGGTATAATATGCCTTACAATAAAAAATTCGATCTAACGCCGAAAGAATTAGATTTAATCGAAATTGCACTAATAGCATATAGTACAAAGAACGTAAAATCTAAAAAAGAGATACAAAAATTACTAGCAAAATTTCATCATCAAAAACTTTGGTATCGACCAAAAGATGAAACATATATCAGTGGATAGCAGGAGAAATATATGAGTATTATGGATAAACTTAAAAAGAATAGTAAAATTAAAGAGTCTGATGTGCTCTCTGATTCTAAGTTCTTTAATGAAAAAGATATGGTAGCAACAGATGTTCCAATGATGAATGTTGCGCTATCTGGTTCTATTGATGGAGGATTGGCACCAGGACTAACTGTATTAGCAGGTCCATCGAAACACTTTAAAACTTCTTTTGCTCTTATTATGGCATCAGCATATATGAAAAAATATCCTGATGCAGTAATGCTATTCTATGATTCAGAATTTGGTTCACCTCAATCTTATTTCGAACAGTTCAAAATTGATACAAGTCGTGTATTGCATACACCAATTGCAAACGTAGAAGAACTGAAATTTGATTTGATTGGTCAACTTGAAGGTGTAGAACGTGGCGATAAAGTCATTGTTGTTATTGATTCTGTTGGTAATTTGGCATCGAAGAAAGAATTAGAAGATGCTATCAATGAGAAATCAGTAGCAGATATGTCACGAGCTAAATCACTTAAGGGTTTATTCCGTATGACTACTCCATATCTGAATATGAAAGATATTCCTTTGATTGCTGTTAATCATACGTACATGGAGATTGGTCTATTCCCTAAAGCTGTAGTCTCTGGTGGTACTGGAATCTATTACTCTGCTGATAATATCTGGATCTTAGGTCGTCAGCAGGACAAAGTTGGTACAGAAATTAAAGGCTATCACTTTGTCATTAATGTGGAGAAGTCAAGATATGTTAAAGAAAAGTCTAAAATTCCTATTTCTGTTAGCTGGGACGGTGGCGTTCAGTCCTATAGTGGTCTTTTGGATGTTGCTATGTCTGGTAATTACGTTGCTAAGCCCTCTAATGGTTGGTATTGTAGGGTCGACCGTAGTACTGGAGAGTTGGTGGACCCAAAAGTTCGAGAAAAAGATACACTCACAGAGGAATTCTGGACCCCGATACTAGAAGAAACTGATTTTAAAGATTTTGTCAAAGAAAAATTTATGATTGGCGGTAAGGAAGACAATGAGCTTGATTTACAGGAAGCATAAAGAAAACGAAACTTATCAACTTATTCCTGGTCCAGATTTTGCACAGAATTGGCATATTAGAATATTAGAAGGTAATTTCGTAGAAACTGTTATTGAAGTTGGAACAATTTCTTATAATGAAACTAATGATGATGTATTGACCTTTAATTTTGAAATTGTAGAAACTCCAGATAATTCTTTAACAATAGAAAATATTGAATTACAAATTACAGTTGGAGAAATTTTAGAGGAAATTATTACTGCAGCAATTGAGAATGATGATGGTAGTATTCAAATGAAAGAGAAAGAAACTTAATGAAGATTTTAATTTGTGGACTACCAGGTAGTGGCAAGACTACTCTAGCAGAACCATTGGCAGAATTACTTGGTGCAGTATGGATCAATGCCGATCAAGTAAGAAAACGGTATGATGACTGGGACTTTACACCTGAAGGTCGTATTCGTCAAGCACAACGTATGCGGCATCTATCAGATGGTGTTGTTATGGCAGGTAAAGTTGCTGTAACAGATTTTGTAGCACCTACAGAAAAAGCTCGTGCAGAATTTGATGCTGATTATGTCGTGTGGATGGATACGATTGAAGAAGGACGTTTTGAGGATACAAACAAAATGTTTGAAAAGCCAACAGATGTTAATTATCATGTTGCAAATTGGTTTGAAGATACTCATGCTCAATTGCTGCCAATTATTAAAAATTATATGGAAAGGAATAAGTAATGGAACTTTTACTTTTACTTGCAGCTGGAGCTGCAGCTCATCAATATCTAAAAGAACCTGATATTGCAATCCCACCGTCAGAGCATAAAGTGATGGTACAAAATGAACAAGTATGGATTCCTGATGATAACAGTCTAGCTATGATTGATTGGACAAAGGCAGGTAATTTTACTCAGACCTCTCATCAACATAATGTAGTATGGGTGATGATCAGTGAGTAAATTTGACCCATTAAATCCTACTGTACAAATGCTTGGTAGGTGGCAACCTTGGCATGATGGCCATTCAGAATTATTTAAACGATGCCATGCTATGACAGGCCAAGTTGCTATTATGATTCGTCAAGTACCAGAGAAACGTGAAGCAAATTCTCGAGTTCCTGGTCAAGATGATAATCCATTTAATATTGAAACAGTCAAAGAAAATATTATTACTGGACTTGCGCAAGAAGGGTTTACAATTGATGAAGACTATGTTATAATGGTAGTTCCAAATTTAGTTGACATTAGTTATGGTCGTGGTGTTGGCTACACATTTACAGAGCACGATCTTGGTAAAGCGATTCACGACATCTCTGCTACCAAGATTCGAGAACAAATGAGAGACGAAGGTAAACTTGCAGACAAATCTTGAACAGACAATCCTACGTAATCTTTTAACAGACGAGCAATATATGCGTAAAGTATTGCCGTTTATTAAACCAGATTATTTTGAAGGTGTCTATCGTATATTATTTAAAGAGGCTGGTAAGTTTGTTGGAAAATACAACAAGCTGCCAACTGCTGAATCTTTTAAAATTGAATTAGATCAAGCTGATCGATTGACTGGTGAACAATACACCATGGCAGTTGATATTTTGCCTAATTTATTTTCACAAGAAAAGATCGATGATCAATGGTTAATTGATACCACAGAAAAATGGTGTCAAGATCGTGCAATCTATAATGCAGTAATGGAATCAATTACAATCATAGATGGTAAACACGAATCATTGACAAAAGGTGCTTTACCAGATTTGCTAAGTAAAGCCCTTGGTGTAGCATTTGATACTAACGTTGGTCATGACTATGTAGAGAATGCAGAACAACGATTCGAATTTTACCATAAAGAAGAAGATAGGATTCCATTTGATCTCGAATATTTTAACAAGATTACAAAAGGTGGTGTACCGAGTAAAACACTTAACATTGCCCTTGCAGGTACTGGCGTTGGCAAGTCTCTATTCATGTGTCATGTTGCTAGTGGTGCTCTTGTAGAAGGTCGTAATGTTTTATACATTACAATGGAAATGGCTGAAGAACGTATCGCTGAACGTATTGATGCTAATCTATTGAATACACCTATTGATCAATTGCCGAATTTATCGAAAGATATGTTTACAACAAAAGTTCAAGATCTTGCTCGTAAGACCACAGGCAAATTAATTGTAAAAGAATATCCTACTGGTTCTGCACACTCTGGTCATTTTCGTGCATTATTAAATGAACTTAAACTCAAAAAAGAATTTGTGCCTGATATTATTTTTATTGATTATCTTAATATCTGTGCATCATCTCGTATGAAGGCAATGGGAGGATCGATTAATTCATACACTTACATTAAAGCAATTGCTGAAGAGTTACGTGGTCTTGCGGTCGAGTTCGACGTACCGATCTTCTCTGCAACGCAAACGACTCGTAGTGGTTATGGTAACTCGGATGTTGGGCTTGAAGATACGTCCGAGTCTTTTGGATTACCCGCTACAGCAGATCTAATGTTTGCTCTTATCTCAACCGAAGAGTTAGAGAAGCAAGGTCAAATGATGGTTAAACAATTAAAGAATCGTTATAATGATCCTACAGCATATAAAAGATTTGTCATTGGTGTAGATAGATCAAAGATGAGGTTATTTGATGTTGATGAGAATGAACAAACATTAACAGATGATACACCAGTTTTTGATAAAAGTGAAACACACGAAAATATGTCAAAGTTTAAGGACTTTAAACTATAATGAAAGCTATAGCTTTTAGTGGTGGTATGGATTCGACCATTATGGCATATGAATTATTCACCACTACTCAGGATAATTACTATATATTTACTATTGAAGATGAGCATTGGCCAATGAATTGGGCTTTTAACAATGTCAATTTTATTATGAATAAATGGTTTAGTAATTTTAAAGATAGAATTATTGATCATAAAATAGTATTGAATGCTCGAGGTTATGGTAACAAATATTCACTTTATGCAGAATACTTGCAATGGGCAAAGGCAATATTAAAATATGATTTAACTCATTTATATTCGGGCACTACAAAATTATATCCAGGATTAGAAGAAACAGAAGAATATAAAGGTTATGCTGAAGGTGCGCGAGTAGAATTCAAAGAGGCATTTGGAAAATGTTATTTTCATCAACCATATTTTAATTTTTATAGGCATCAAGTAGCAAATAAATATATTGAATATAATGTTGTTGATATGATATTAGATACTCAGACATGTAAAAGTATTGCACTCGATGGCAAATTGTGCAATAAGTCAAATTGTGAAGATTGTTCTGATAGGCACGAAGGATTAAAACGAGCATTCACTAATACAAAATACGAATATATAATAGAGAGAGATAGAAATCGTAAATTGAAAGATGTAGTATGGACAAAATGTTAGGTACCACTGGAAGAGAAAAGTTTCCAGATTATGAACAATCGAGACGAAGCGTTCTAGATCGTTTAATTAAAGAAAACAATTTAGAATTTGGCGCTGAACTTGGTGTTCAATCTGGATATTTATTTTTCCATCTTTTAGATACACATCCTAATCTTATTCTTTTTGGTGTTGATGCATGGCTTGGCAATAATCAAACAGCATATGCTAAGATGAAAAAAGAAGTAAATGAAAAAGTGGCTAATTATAAAAATGGTATGATTATGAATATGACTACTAATGAAGCTGCAGAAAAAACACCAGATGATTCTCTTGATTTTGTTTTTATTGATGCTGATCACTCATATCCTTCTTGTAAAATTGATATGCAAAAATGGTTGCCAAAAGTAAAGGTCGGCGGATATATCATTGGTCATGATTATAAGGTAAAACCAGTAAAAAAAGCTATTGAAGAAGTATTCGGAAAAAAAGGATATAAAACAGATGTTGATCAAGTGTGGTATGTAAAGAAAGTAAAGGCATGATGAAAGAAATTAGTACTCATTGGGGATCTGATGAATATAAAGATAGAGAATCGATTATTTACCATGACACAAAAAAAGAAGTGTACGTAGTAGAATTTTGGCAAGATCAAAATCTAGTTGAAAGCCGAGATATGGTAGATGATGGAGTGAAGAAAAGTATGAGATATGCTGAACGTGCAGCTGAAAATTGGGTATTAGGATACATAGCATGACTGCAAGACTTATTAGTTATAGTAAACCACCGGAGGATTTATATGTTGGTAACGACATCCAAGAACTTATTGCGTATACAGCCCGTGTCTCGAATCCCTCGAACCAAGATAACACCGAAACCTCAGAAAAATTATTACGATATCTCATTAGAGAAAAACACTGGTCGCCATTTGAAATGG